GTTGTCACTTCTGCAGATAAAGCAGAAACTGCTCCAGACGTGCCATCGTTCGATCCATTAACTTTAGTTGCAACTGAAGTAAGAGGTGGCGATACGGATACTTTTGAAATATTGACAACACCAGTTCGTCCAAGTCCTCCTGTTATATTAAAACAGGAATTACTTGCTAGTATTAATGCTGCGCAAGAAGACTTTGAGAAAAATCCTTCTAAGTATTACAATCCAGATGCCGATGCTGCTGGAGTAAAACCAAATCAAGGTCCACAACCTGATGTTGGTGAAGCAGGACAAACTATTATTTCTGGTGCTGAAGCGAGTGATATCGCTGGATTCTTAATGCAACAAGTTGCCAAAGCAAAAGAAGGATATTGGTCTGAAACTGGTATGGGTGGTAAACCAAGTAATCAGAATATTCTATCAATGTGGAAAGACATTGGTCTTGCAAATGTCGGTAAAAACGATCAAGTTCCTTGGTGTGCTGCATTTATTAACTGGGTTCTTAAACAATGTAATTATCGTTATGTTCAATCAGCAAGAGCATTTGATGTTATTGATAGACCAGAACGATGGAAAATGACTAAAGTTTCACCTGAAGATGCTCGTCCAGGAGACGTTATTGTTTGGACTTACAGTCACGTTAGTTTCGTATATGAACTAAAGGGCAAGGGAAGGTTCTCTTGTTGTGGTGGTAATCAAGGTGGTAAAGATTCAAATAATAACCCCACTGGTGGATTAGTTACGGTTAATTACAGAGATGGTATTAATGGTTCTAGTTCTACTATTAGAGGTATTTTTAGACCAAGCAAAGAATAACGTCATCAACCCTAACACCCTTAGTTTACTGATTAGTCAAATAAAAGTCAAATCAGATTAGTTGAAAATGGAATAAATAACTGTATGGCAAACACTCGCACTTTCACCGATATTGATATCAATTTCACAAAACACCCAATTAGTAGGGATCTTGTGAAACGGATAGATGACGACGCTATTAAACAATCAATTAAAAACCTAGTTCAAACATCAAACTATGAGAGACCATTCCATTCAGAAATAGGAAGTCAACTACGTGCTCTTATGTTTGAACCAGCAAGTCCTTTGATGGCATTACAGATACAAAAAGCGATTTCCCAAACAATTATTAATTTTGAACCAAGAGTTGTACTAACAAATGTTTTGGTTAAGTTTAGTTTAGATAACAATGCAATTTATGCTACTATTGAATATCGTATAGTAAATACTAGCACTCCACTGTCAGTAAATATAACATTACAGAGAACACGCTAATGGCAACAGATAACAAAAGAATAGTAGTTAGTGAGTTAGATTTTGATACTATCAAATCAAATTTAAAGCAATACCTCACAGGACAGAGTGAATTTTCAGATTACAATTTTGAAGGTTCTGCTTTATCGATTCTTCTTGATGTATTAGCATACAACACGCATTATTCTGGTCTTTATGATAATCTTGCAATTAACGAGATGTTTTTAGATTCTGCAGTTAAACGAAATAATGTGGTTTCTCTTGCCAAAGAATTAGGATATATTCCTCACTCAGCAACGTGTTCTCAAGCAGTTGTTGATGTGGTTGTAACGAATACTGCAACTGCTGCTTCTACTATGACATTAAGTGCTTTATCTACATTTACTTCTAATGTTGTTGGAAACACTTATACATTTTACACGTTAAATGATATTACTGCAGTTAGAAGAGATAATGCATATGTTTTTGAAAACATTCTTATTAAAGAAGGAACACCACTAACATACAAATACATTGTAGCAGATGGTGTTCGTTATATTATACCCACTCAAGATGTTGATTTAAATACATTGACAGTACGAGTTCAAGATTCTGTTAACTCTACTAATTTTACAACATTTACTCGTAGTGATACAATTCTTAATGTCACATCAACCGATAATGTTTTCTTTATTAAAGAAATTGATAATCAACAATACGAATTAACTTTTGGCGATGGCGTCGTTGGTTCTGAATTGTCTAATGGTAGTGTTGTTCATATGTTTTATATGAAAACAAATAAAGCAGCAGCAAATGACATTAGATTATTTAATTATTCTGCAGGCAGTGATACTGATGGTGGAACGATTTCTGTCACTACGGTAACTCCATCTTTTAATGGTTCTGAGTTAGAATCTCTTGCAAGCATAAAGTTTAATGCACCAAAATCATACACTGCTCAAAATAGAGCAATCACTTCAGAAGATTATAAAACATTAATTTATAATAATTTTCCAGAAGCAACTGCGGTATCAGTTTGGGGTGGAGAAACTGTAGTTCCACCACAGTATGGTAAAGTATATATTTCTATTATTCCACAAACACTTAGAACATTAACTGATACAGAGAAGTCATATATTCTTGATACAATTATTTCTCCAAGAAAAGCATTGACAATTACCCCAGAAATTATTGATCCTGTTTATATTAGAATTCAGTTAGATATTACATATTATTATAATCCACAACTGACTACAAGAAAAACAGGCGACATTAGTACACTCGTTCAACAAAACGTTGAACTTTATAATCAAGAATCTTTAAATGAATTTAATGGAATTTTTAAATATTCTCATTTAAGTCGGATGGTTGACGGTTCAGAACCATCAATCTTAAGTAATATCACAACGGTAAAATTACATCGAGAGATTACTCCATTATTTAATATTAACAGTCCATACAATATTAATTTGGGTAATCCAATTTACAATTCTGGTGCTACTGAAGAATCTATTATAACAACTGGGTTCTATTGTACAGATTCTCAAAATATTTGTTATATCGATGATATGCCAAGTGAAGGGCAATCAATTGGTGCTCTTCGGTTATTTTACTACAATTCTAGTGGACAAAAAGTTGTTATAAGAAATGTCGGTACTGTTAATTATACATCTGGTTTAATTAATATTTCTTCATTAAATATTACTGCTTTGTTTGGACAGTCTTGGGATATGATAATTAAACCACAATCAAATGACGTGGTTTCTACGCAAAATCAATTTGCTCAAATTGATCAATCTTTATTAACGATTAATGCTATTGCAGACTATCCTACTAAGACGTATACATTTACTTCAAGCAGAAACTAAATGAAAAACCTGCATTTAATTGTTAGAGATCAATTCCCAGAATTTGTCAGGGAAGACTATCCAGTATTTGTTGCTTTTGTTCAAGCATATTATAAATGGATAGATCAAAGATCTGCTGGATCATTAGAAGACATTAAAAATCTGGATAAAACTCCAGAAGAATTTGTTCAATATTTTAGATCAGAGTTGGATGGATTTGGTTTATTTAACCAGACACAACAATTTAATAGATTATATTTACAAAAGATTAAACAAATTTATAGTGCAAAAGGTTCTGAACAAGCACTGGTTAATATTTTAAGATTAACAAGACAAACAGATGCCACTATTAAATACCCTAATGAAAATATTTTAAGAGCATCTGACGGTAAATGGTTACAAACAAATTTTATTACAGTTGAAACTACATTTGGAACTATACCCAATAAAATAAATCAATTTTATATAAATTTTCAGTACGCAAATATTGCAGTTGATGTTGAAAAATTTGTTGTAATCAATCCGACTAAAATTAGATTATATTATAAAATAAGAAGTGATATTGTAATATCTAATCAACAATTAATAAACGTTAATGACAATACTGGAGCTGTTATCTATTCTGGTAGAGTTGTTAATTCTCCATCAAGTCTTACTGTTATTAATGGTGGTAAAAGTTGGAGAGTTGGACAAGTAATTACTGTTCCTGGATCAGTAGAAAATACCATCGCTCGAATTACTCAAGTTGATGCAGAAGGTGCTGTACTTAGAGTTGAGATAATAGAACATGGATATGAGCATACTCAAAATCAATTAATAACGGCATCTCCATATCCAAACAAACCATTAAGTTCGACTTATAATATAACATCAGAAATAGTATCTGTTGATCCTGTTACATACCAACATACGTTGGACGTTTTTGATTATACAGATGGAATAGAAGAATATGTTAGTGGGGTTATGTCTGGTATTGCATACTACTCGTATTTTTTAGAAGATTATGCTGAACCATATTATAATGGAGAAAGAGTATTAGAAGTTAGTAGTGTTTTTATTTTACCAGAATCTAATCAAGAATCAGATATTACAATGGAAGAGTGGTTAGCATCTAGAGCAACTTTCCGTTATATATTCGAACCAGTTGTAACTCTTAGAGGTCGTTGGTTAGATGAATCTGGTTTAATATCAAATCAATCTATTAGACTTGAAGATAATTATTATTATCAACAGTTCTCATACGATATTGAATCAACTACTAGTGCTTCAAATTACATCGATGTTGCACAAACCGTTCATCCTAGTGGAATGAAAATGTTTACCACATTGGGATTGATACAAGAACTTGAATTTATCCCTATTGGTGAAACAACATTCCCATTCATTAGATTGGACTTAAATGATGTTTCAACGATAAATGATAATAACATTAAACGTATCACTAAACCACGCACTGACTCAGTGAGTTCATCAGATATTATCTCTAATCATTTAGATAAATATCTCACAGATACAGCAACTATTTCTTCAGAAGACACATATTCATTAAATACAATAACATATGAATCTGAGTTATATTTTGATGAAGATTATGTCAGAACAGAAATTAATTTAAATATAGGAGTATAAAACATGATTAAAGATTCTATTAAAGCAACAGGTGAATTAACAATTAAATTGTATGATGCTGTTGGTAATATAAAACAACAAATTTTAGTACCTAACCTTGTCGTTACTGTTGGTAAAAACCTTATTGCTGACCGATTGATTGGAACTAATTCATCAGTTATGTCACACATGGCGGTCGGTACAGATACTGGAGCAATTCTGCCTCTTGCAGCAAGTAATACTGCCTTAGGTAGTCAACTCGGTAGCAGAGCAGCATTAACTTCTACCACAAGAAGTAATAATGTTATTACATACACATCAGAATGGGATGCAGGAGTATCTACTGGTGCGATAACTGAAGCAGGTGTTTTTAATGCATCAACTGCTGGTGTTATGTTATGTAGAACTACATTTCCAGTAATAAATAAAGAAGCAAGCGACTTTTTGACAATAAATTGGAATGTAACAATTAACTAAAATGTCAGTCATAAGACCAGAATTTCACACTAGTTTAGTATCATCAACTCTAGAAGATATATTTTACCAAAGA